AACAATCACATTATCAACACAACGATATTATAAATTGACATAACTAAGTTTATGGCTTGTTGTGATTTCCCACCTGCCATACACCCAACTTGTCATTTTACTTATTATCGTGAACTTGGTTTTGCTGTTTCAACTTCAAATTTTCTTTCTCACCAATCAAGAGAATGCCATCGCAATTGCTTACGTCAGCTAGAAGACAAGACATTAGTGTCTCAGAACATTTGTTCAATTTGCAATCAAATTACTTACAAGAAGTCAAGAGCCTTGATATTAAAACCCGGAGCTATTCTAATTGGGCTCTTAGTCATCGTGCTAGCTGTTTACTCGAAGAAAGAGGTATCACAATTAACGATCGACCATTGCAAACCCATAGCCATCCAGCTTGCAAAACGATCGAAGAATACATCTTGCATGTATGTGTGCCAGTACTTCTATCGGAAAGTACGACAGTGTTATGGACGAAAGACAATAAAGCTCAGACCCTGGCAAATTGCTCTAGACAAAACATTACGGCAATAAATGTGGCTATTTCACCTAAAGACTATTTACGGTACTCACATTATGATAATTCTGTTCCCAATATAGAAGATCCAATAGTCTTTATGCACGATAGTGCACACTATTTAACACCGTATGATATATATGCACTTTTTCAACGTTCCCCAAATTTAAAATTTGCTATTGCGACAGTTATAATGCCTCCTGAGTTATTAGATGATCAACCACCTTTATTTCCTGAAATTTATTCTTTCAAAAAATTTGGTGATCAATTCCAATTTTATCCGGATGGTCATGTTGCTGGAGAATATACTCAACCCATTTCAGGGTTATGGTGGTTAAAAACAAATAGAATAATTGGACCTAATTATACTATTAAATTGATGAAAATTGAAAGTTATTTTGCACATCACATTTTTATTATGACAGCTTTACCTGCAGATCCACCTAAATTGATGTCATTTGATTTCCCTGGTCGATTACAATTAAAGCAGGAACTTGTTCCTTATTTTAAAAATAGATTTCGAAGTATAGATGGGAAAATATTTAAAGCTGTAATGGGATATGCAATGTCAGTTAATTCCGCTAAAGAGTTCCAAATCGCTGCTCGAGCTCGTGCATCAATGCATACTTCAACCAATGCACATTTGTTAGCTGATATGGTTGTAGCGATGGAATTTGGGTTAGCTATTCATAATACTCATATGAAATTTGTACCTGATAATTTAGAAACTTTTCAAATGCATCATTTAATCACAAGAAAAGGTCCTATACGGTGGTTAAGAATATTGCTTAATGCTGGTTATCGTAAAGCTTATGAAAACATACTTGAAGCACTTGATCCACCCCCTTATACGGCCACCCAAAATTTAGAAGCACATATTTTAAATAAACATGATAAATTGACGACAGCATTCACTTCCAAATTACCACAAATGTCCTTTTGGGACGTTTTAAAAGTTCTTGAAGCCATTTTAAAAGGATCTTTATCAGAGGAAGATGGATTAAATGGTAATAATTTACCTGATTTTCCTTATTTTTCAACTATGTTTGTTAATTATACATTAGATTATTGGTTGCCTTATTTACATATTTATGTAAAGTTTAATTCAATTCTAAAGTTAATTCGCAAAATAATTAGTTATATATTAAATAATAAGAGAAAATTTGGATTTGTATTACCTATATTTTATGTTTTAGGCATTTTGCTTAAAAATGTTTTGCCCCAGTTGTATCGCAATTTGAAAGTTAAATTAGTAAATCAAATCAGAAAATTTCATATTGAAAATTTATTGCCTTTGAGCATTACTCGGGTTTATACAAATATGAAAATGCTTAGTTTATCATCGACTACTGACCATAAACAGGAAGCTTTTAAAACTTTTTACCCTGTAGTCAATTCAAATATTGAAATATATAAACCTGAACAGGATTTAGTAAATGCTTTAACTCAAATTTTACCAAATGCAATTCCGGTACAAAACATAATCCCACCACAAAATGATGAAGATTTAAATCAAACTCATTTAAACTGTAAATGTCGTTATCATGTTATATCTGAAGAAATGGATAAAGATAATAAATGGAATACTTGCCAGGGTGGCCATGGATATTATGGCAGCTTGGGTGGCAAATGCCATATATGTAAAAGTATACAATATCCTGAACAGGAAGATGAACAGCCATTATTGCACGGGCAAAGAATACAAAAAATTAAGATTGCACATCCTGAAGTAACGACTGGATATAATTGTGCTATTAATGGTTCTTCACATGAAGGTGATATTGATTGTCCTCAGTGTTTAATGGATAATTTTCCAAATTATCAACCACCCATTAGACCCAAAACAAATATGTGTTTATTTGATGCTGTACATGATGTAACTATGATTTCCTTAGATACTTTATGGCATAGGTATGCTTATGAAAATCCTAGAGCTGAAGCTCAAAGTAATGATACCTGTGGATGGAATCAATTAGATGCTGAGTTTTTAGCTCTTAGAAATGGTATCTGTTTAAGAATTACCACTGATCAAAATCAGGTTGTACAGGTAGGTTTACCTACTAGTGAATTGTATGAAATTTCATATTCCAGCACACCTGGGCATTATATGAAACCAATCATTGAATTAAATGGTTTGGGTTCTGATGATAACAAAGGTTATATAAATGATTTTTTAAATGCAGCAGAGGGTGAACGATGGCGAACTTATAAACCTAGTAAAGCTAGGGCTGATAATTTTTTAAAAAACATTAAAAATAATAAATATGGATTTGTTCTTCCACATGAAAAAGAATTTATAAAGAAAGCTGAAAGCATAATAATGGCATGGGATAATAAAAGATCCGTTAAGTTAGCTGTTATTTACGGTGGTCCTGGCACTGGTAAAACATATCCTGTTGTTCAAGTTTTAAGTAAAGTTCCACCACAAGCAGATATCTACCGCATGATTTTCCCTACTGTTGAATTACGATCAAAAACAGTTCCTGAGTTAAAACTACCTGGAGGGTATGGGTTTAAAGCTCCTACTCCTGAAACCCCTTTTCTTGGTTCTTATACTAGTATTATGATTGGAGATGAAATTGGTAAATTTCCGCCTGGATATTTTGATTTATTAATACCAATGTGCCCTACAATGCAATATTTGATGTTAAGTGGTGATCCAGCCCAAACTATATATAATTGTGATAAGCCAGACAATACTTTAAATAGTTACCAAGCTGAAATAGATCGATTTGCTAAATATGCACTTTGTTATAAAACTTTAATTACTAGATTATGCTGTGGAGTTGCCCATAAATTAGGAGTAGAACATAAATGTAATGAAAGGAAGGGTGAAATATTAAAATCAAAGAAGGCAGTGACAACCAAAATTATTCTTAGTGCAGATAAATTAGAAGCTATAACTAACTCTGAATTTGGTTTACAAGCAACAACATTTTCAGGGTCGCAAGGCTCCAATTATGATGAACATTATTCGATTCAAATAAATAAAGCTTCAGCTAAAGCGGACGATCGTGCATGGTATACAGCTTTGACTAGAGGTAAAAGAGGTATAGTTCTGTTATTGCCGTCCAATAAAATTGAATACCACCGATCAGCGATCGCTAGAGCTTTAATAGCTAGTGATGATGATGCATTAAAATTAGCAGTTAATGCCCATATTGCCAAGTATACACCGGCACATTTACGTGATCCTCTTAAGAAGCAAATAGATCTGAACGGAATGGGATTACAAACCCAGAGAGGTGTACAAACTGAGTTGGTAAATACTAACACTTTACCCCATTTATCTGGAATTTTAACTGAGTATGAATATATTGATTATGATTTTCAAGAAAGTGTTAAAGATAATAATGAATATCCAACAGTTGAATTGCCGCAAATAGAATTCCGTGGATTGAATGATATTCACCAAAACAATGAAGATCAAAGTGCTAATTTAATTGGGACTGTTAATTTAGAACCAAGTTTTGATGACCGTGAAATTTTAATTTATGATCAGGTTACTCAACAGGTAGATGATAGATCCCTTGGCCATGCCATGTTCCTTAGGCATAAACGTGGTGATCTTGCAACTGAACAGTGGACTAATGAAGGCCGTTGGGTACCATATAAACCAGGTCAAGAAGATTTAAGTTGCACTGAAGCTACTGGCCATGCCCTTTTCCTTGCTTTCAAAACAACATATGAAATTCCTGAAAGTTCATTTGACGAATGCGATTGGGAAAAAGCCAGTAAAATTGATGAGCAAAAATTTATTTCAAAAGGGTTTAAAGTTCTTGATCGTATTAAAGAAAGGGCTGACCCTCAATGGATAAATGAATACGCAGAAACGTTTATGAAGGGACAATCTATCACAAAACCTGGTACTTATAATAGAGTAGCAAAAATGGGACAATTAGTGATTTCTTTTAATACATATGTAAATTTTAAATTTGGACCATTAGCGCGTTATTTAAGATTAAAATTGGACCAAACTTTACCAGAGACTTTTTTCTGGATGGATGGTAAACATGATGGTGATTTGTCAGAATTTGTTATTAAATATTGGGACTTTGAAAAAGATTCATGTGAGGATGATTATACTTGCTTTGATAGCACTCAGGGCGGTGAATTTCTAAATTTTGATGCATTATTAATGCGACATTATAATATCCCGGAACATATTATTCAACATTATTTAAATTTTATGGTGTCCATTTATACTTGGATGGGCCAAGCTGGGATAATGATGTTTTCAGGCATTAAATTTACTTTAATGTTTAATTCAACACGCTCTGCAGCTTATCAAGCTTTAAAATACCGTTTACCTAAACAAATTGTAATTTGTATTACTGGTGATGATGTTGCCTGTAATGGTGTTTTTCAAGAACGTCAAATATGGCAAAGGTATTATAACACCCAATTCAAATTAATAAGTAAACGAGCCCAAAAGAAATATGTCACCTTTTGTGGTTGGATAATTGTACCTTTGGGTTGTATTAAAGACCCGTTATTATTACAAGATCGAACCATTTTCCAATTAGCACGTAATAATTTATCGTTATGTTATTATAATTACGCCGCCGATTTAACTCCATTACACAAAAATTTTGAATTACATATGCCCTGCTTAAGTGAGGAACAAATGGAAGCGCATTTTACCACACTAAGTATCCTAAGATCTCAAGCTAAGTTATATGGTGTTAATTTGAAACAAGATTTCGAAACAAATTATGGACAAAAAAGAACATATGATTTGAATGGTTGCGGAATTCAATATAACTGCAATCATAATAACATACAAAATATATATAAAAATATAAATAAAAGTGAAAATAAATTAAATAAGAGAAATATGCCATATACTACTAAACAAGAGTCGTATTTTCAACGTTTGGAAAATGCTGAATTTGCTAGAGTACGTCAAACCCGCACTTTGATTCGGGAAATGAACGAAGTAGATTTCTCTGTGGTTGAAAGTCGTCGCGAAGGTCATCAAGCCTTAAATAGGTTTGAGCAAAATATGCTCTTTGGCACCGACTTTTTCGGGATGGAAGTTAGATTCCCTAAGACCCCCCAAGATCTTTATATCACTAAAGATGATACTGAGATCGCAAACATTCTAACTTCCCTGAGTAATGTCCTTAGTTGGAGAAAAACTAATGTTGCAAAGGATACTCAGTCAGATAAAAATAGTAAAAATAATGTGAATGAAGAGAAACCTAATTATGACCAAGAGACTCAAGACAATTCAAAAAGATTTGAAGAATTAGTCAAACGTTTAAATGGATTTGTTAGAAATGCCGCTTATTTGTGGAATCAAAGCTCTTTTGAATCAAGAACATTCAGCGAATGGGAAGACCCGGATGAGAGTGAGCCGGACAATGGTGACAATGGAAGCAACACAAGTCACGTCACAGTTTAGTGACAAACATATATTTCTATATACTAATGTATTCCTCTATATAGTTAGCACATGAAGGC